GGCTAACTTAGATAGTCTAATAGATAAGTCAGCTAACATAGACTCTTTACTTTCTTCTGATGTACCTACAACTACGTCTTGTATAGGCTCAAAGAAAACAAACTTACAGTCACAAGCCTGACTAAAGAATCTTATCTGATCTATTAGTTCATCAGTACCTTGACCATCACCTAAGTAGAACTGATAGAAGTTTTCATCTTTAGTTATGTTACTTATAGCTTCACGCACAAGGTTATCAGCTTCCTTCTCTTCTATCAGGTCACGTCTTGTTAGGTTATCACCTACTTCATACGACACAAGACCTAGTAAAGATCTTAGCTTAGTCTCCTCTAAGTGCCATGCGGCAATAGGTATATTCTGCTTTAACATACTGTATTCCATGTAACGCATAAGTTCAGTCTTACCTATACCTGTAGGTGCTTTAAATACTGTGAAGTGACCTTGCATAAGACCTAAGACCTTATCGTCTAATGCTTGTATGCCTGTAGGATAGTAGACGTGTTCTGGAGTATCTTCATACAACTTAAGAAATTGATCAGAGGTATTAAGTATGTTTTCTGGTGTATGCTTAGTTGGTTTCCACCACAAACTCTTGAAGTCTGCACCTCTACCTGCTTTTAAGAAATCATTAGCATCTTTAAACTCACCATGCTTCACACGATATATTTTGTTAGGGAACAACCTAGCCATACGATCAGCTATAGCATTACCTGCATCATCATTATCTACAGACAACACAATCTTCTCAAAACTATCTAACCATTCCTTACAGTTCTCCCACAGCTTCTTAGATGGTGTAGCTGAAGGTAGTGATACAACAGGATTAGTATGTTGCATTTTTAACATCTGTGCGGCAGATAAAGCATCTAACTCACCTTCTGTTATTGTTACAATACGACCACAACCAGCAGGGAATAAGTTCATACCAAATAGTTCATCACCTTTGAAACCATTCTTAGCATAAAAAGACTTCTCTTCTAGGTTACGAACCTTAATTCCCCCAGAGGGGTATATGTATTCTTGTCTGTCGTCATATGTAAGTACGTTATAGTCTTGCATTGTACTCTGCAAAATCCCTCGGTGGGGTAGGTGACTACCACTAGATACAACCTCTATTCTTTTAGGTGTAAACTCTGCTACATTCATACTGTTTCTTTCTTTCTTAGGATACTTATCTTCAGCCCAATCATATGTTTCTTTTGCAGATGGGTAACTACCATTACAAGAAAAACACTTACCTACTTTCTTCTCAGTATTATAAGAAAAAGCATCACTTGAGCCACAATCAACAAAAGGGCAAGGTCTGCGTGTTATTTCTGTCATACTTACGTTTCTTTCTTTTAGTTAGTTGTACTAGAGGGTTTGTAAAACTTATGTTTATACTTAAGTAGTACATTTATCTATAATGTCTAAAATCTCTAAATTGCAAGATCACAAATTGTTACAAGTTTGTAACGTATGTTATTTCTGATCTGTTCTACAGCTTGTCTAGATACATTTAACACTTTAGAAGCCTCTGTTAAGTTATTGTTATTGTTATACAAAACCATAAATAGCCTCCACTCTTTAGCTGACAACTCTTTCTTCAAAACCTCTATAGAATCTTTTAGTTCGTAAGAACCAAACAAATCTTCAGCAGGTATTTGTTCTTCTTGTGCGTCTACATATTCGAACACATCATCATCAGATGCCACTCTACCACTCCTTCCTTTTGGGTAACTTAACTTTGACATACCTACATTAACAAACTCATACATAGCAGTCCTTGCGCTGTAGTATAGCTTAAAGGGTTCTTTAATTCCCTCGGCTCTCATGTTTAAGCATAGCACTACACCCTCAGAAACTATATCATCATAGTCCTGATGGTTGTAATACTTACTAGCTAACCTTCTACACATATCTAGTATTTCTTGGTTGTTCATAAGAATAGACCAGTCATATATAACATTGCCTTAACTAATACGAAAGAAAAGCCTATAAACGAAAATCCTATCATAGTAAAAAATAAAATACTTACGTACTTAGCTACTCTTAGTTCTTCTTGTTTCATCTTATCTGTCCTGTAATATGGTTTATATTCTTTACTCATTTCTTCAACTCCATTTCAATAGTGTTAATCTTAAAACCGCAAATCAAACATTTCTTATAGCGTTTTATACTAGGAAATCCTGTTCCGTAATATTCTCTTGTATCAGTTACTTTAAGTTTATTCTTATAACCTTTAGTTAAGCAGTCTGGGCAATAAAATACTTGTCTTAAACTCATTTTAGTATGTGTTCCTCTACAATATCTCTCTTAAATTTTATAGCTTCCTTTACAGGTTCTTTAGCGTATATAATATCATTTAGTATACTCATTACGTCACTCGTAAGCATGAAATCTCCATGTAGTTTTATCTTTTCCATTAGAACATTACCTCTCCATCTACTATTAGTGTGTTATGCCAAGCTATAGTCTCGGCTCTTAGTGCATAGAAGCCTGTCTGCTCGGCTATACTCTCAAGTTCTTCTGTATCACTCTTGAGTATGCCTAGCTCCATAAGCTCCATTTCCATCGAAGGGGGTAGAGGCATTACTTCTTTTCCTCAATCCACGTACTAACGCAATTACCTCTTACCTTATATACATCTGGTATTTCTTCACTTAGTTTTTTATCTAATATCTTTTTACGTAGTCTCTTCAGAGACTGTATCATGTCCCCTAGAAAATCTACAGAAGTAATTACTTGACCCTCTGTGTGAAACTCAAAAGTATGGTCTTCAGTGTCCCAATCTATTTTACATCGTTTAATCATTATTATACCTCGTTACCTAACCCAAAGATACGACGACCACCTGCTACAAAACCTAGCACACGATCCACATTAAAGCACTTGTAGCCTTGCTTAGTCTTAAGTGTGATGTACCCTGCCTTGCGTAGTGCTTCAGCCGCTATACGGCCTCTCTCGTTGCCCTTAAGACCTTTTATTACATTCATACGACCTGTATAGGTACGCTCCTCGTTATCCTTAGTTAAGAACTTAACTGTGATAAACTTATTTTGGTTCTCTGATAATACATTAGTAACCATGTTAAGTGGTAAAGTCATTATATACTTCCTCCGATTTGTCTATTAATTTCCACTGAAGGGGTGTCATCACCCTCTTGTTCTACTACATAATTCCATTCTGCTTCCATGTCAATGCTGTACGGTGGTAACATCGTGAGTGCATGAGTATTGAAGGCAACAAAATTGGTAATGCCTAAACTATTCTCTAACGCATATTTTCCACTGAGGTACTTAGCTGACTGTTCAGCTTCTTCTAGTATTCTCTTGTTTCCATCTAAAACTGTTACACCTTTCTTTCCACTGTGTACCCCTGCAACCTTATAAGTCTTATTTTCATCTCTACTGCTCATGTCATTATCCTTTTAAAACAAGTTGTTATCTATGGTTTGCTGTTCGTAGCACTCTTCACATATGTCTAAGTCTGTTAGCTGTTCGAGATCAACCTCTTGCTCACAGTTAATACAGAATATTTTATGTCTCTCAAACTTACCCTCGTCTGTAAGTGCTGGAATCTTAGTTCTTCTTCTCATTTTTCTATACCTTTCTCAATTATATTCATTACATCATAAGTTAAGTTATCAATCAGGTCATATACATCTTCTGGACTATGATACTCAAACGGCTCCCATGCGTATTCACTGATGTATTCCATTTGCTCATCATCATCTAACTCGAAGAAGTCATCTTCTAAGTGTTCTGACAAGAAATGCCCTGATAACCTAATGAATAGCTTCTCGTATTGCTTTTGTTTTATTGAGTTACTCACTTCTTGTTCCTCATGTTCTTTCCAGAACTCGTTATATGTTTTTTCTGATACAAACATTACTCATTCTCCTTTTCTTTATCTGTATAGGTAATATTAAAATCTACATCATAAAGTATGTCAACAGCTTCCATATCTTTTACCTTTTGCCTCGCCTCGTCTTCTGTATCAGCCTCAATACAAAAAGAGTTATACATCGTAACCCCTACATGGTAAGTATTCATTGTTCATTCTCCTTTTCAAACTTAGCTAACGCACGTTCACAGTCTTCGTGATATGCGTATAATTCTATTTCCCTTTGAGGGCAGTAAGCCATAGCTGACATCTCTCCGTCAACCATTTCTATATCTTCTACATCTATTTCCATCTCACCATAACCTAAGTCAACATAGACTCTAGTGTCTACATGACTACCATATTTTTGTCTAACTATTTCCATTTTATCTATCCTTATTTCCACTGAGGGGGTCTATACGAATCAACGTATCATTTTCCATCGGTGGGGTCAACTCTTAATTTCCACTGGAGGGGTCTGGCTAATTTCGCTGGAGGGGTGACTCTCATTTTCCACTGGAGGGGGGTCATTTTCCATCGGAGGGGGGTATGTTATAGTATAACAGTCTGTGTGATAATTTTGCAACAGTAACATAAATGCAACTAATTCTGTAATTTGTATTTTATCTATTGACAGTGACATAATTGCAACACCATAATTGATTCGTTTGTATGTGATTCGTTTTTACTACACATTGTTATCATGCTGTCAAGTCATAGCTGGTATGCGTTTAATGCATATGTGACAATTTAACACTTGACTCTAATGTTTATGATTCGTTCCGCAGGTCTATGGTATGCATAAATTGCATATTAGGTATGCGTTCAATGCATAGATATGTTTTGATTCGGCATCCCCCATTTTTAACACGAAACCGCGATTCGAGTCAATAGCATCTCAAACGCTCAAATTTAGCTTGTGACGGCCTTTAGGCCTCTTGGCTATGCTACTATA